GTCACAGAAATGCGTCCGCAGGTTTTCGCATAGGGGGCGGCAAAGTAGGGCGTTTTAGTCGATTGGAAAATTATGGGAAAACGAGGACCGGCTCCGAAGTCAACACAGCAGAAAAAATTGGAAGGAAACCCCGGCAAACGGCCTCTAAATACAGCGGAACCGGAGTTCGACATCGGCGCCGAGATGTCTTTAGAGGTTAAACGTGATCCAATCGCCCGCGCCGAATGGAATACCCGTGCGCCAGAGCTGATCCGCAAGGGTGTGCTCACGCGCCAGGACCAGACAGAGTTTAACGAATATTGTCTGCAGCACTCGGCCAGCGTTAATCTGTGGCGCAATATCAAAAGACAAGGTTACGAGACCGCGATTATGAAGGGAATTTATAAAGCCTGGCAGTCCGCGGTGGCCATGCGTGGCAGATTAGCGGCAAAATTCGGCTTTACGCCGTCTGATCGCTCTCAGGTTAAGATAATGCCGCCAGCCAAGCCTCAAGGAGCCGGCCGATTTCTCACGGTGGTTAAATGATTTCCTTCCTGCGTACCAAGACCGGCGCGGTCAAAGACGCCGCCAAGTGGGCGCTGACTTTCAAGGCAGCGCGATTTGAAGCCGCCGCTGGCGATCGCGCCGTCGAGTTCATCGAAACCTGCTGCCACCACGTCAAGGGCGAGCTCGCCGGCAAGCCGCTGCTGCTTCAGCCTTGGCAGCGTCAAATCACCAGGGGCGTGTTCGGCTGGAAGCGGCCCGATGGCACGCGGGTGATTCGTGAGGTCTACATCGAGGTGCCGCGCAAGAACGGTAAATCTACTTGGGGCGCCGCGATTGCGCTTTATCTGCTATTTGCCGATGGCGAGCCCGGCGCCGAGGTCTACTCCGCCGCCGCCGACACCGACCAGGCCAAGATCATCTTCGGCGTCGCCAAGGGCATGGTCGAGATGGAACCCGAGTTGGATGATGTCAGCGATCCGTTTGTCAAATCAATCGTCTACAGTGCGACATCTTCCGCTTATCAAGTGCTCTCATCGGACGCGCCATCGAAGCACGGCAAGAACAGCCATGGTATCCTCTTCGACGAGCTTCACGCCCAGCCAAACCGCGACCTCTACGACGTTCTCAAGACCTCCACAGGCGCCCGCCGCCAGCCGCTGTTGATCATGTTCACTACCGCCGGATATGATCGCAAATCCATTTGCTGGGAAGTCCATGAGTACGCCAAGAAAGTCATCGATGGCACGGTTAGCGATCCCGCTTTTTTACCAGTTATTTACGACACGGCCGAAGCTGATGACTGGACCAATCCGGCTGTCTGGGCCAAGGCCAATCCCAACATAAGCGTCTCGGTCAAGCTCGATTACCTTGCTTCCGAATGCGAGCGCGCCAAGGCAACACCAGCATATGAAAACACTTTTCGCCGACTACACTTGAACCAATGGACGCAACAGGAGACCCGCTGGCTACAGATCGCCGAATGGGACGGCTGCGTCGGCTCGGTCGATTACGACGCGCTCAAAGGCCGGCGCTGTTATGCTGGGCTCGATCTGGCGTCGACTACCGATATTGCAGCTTGCGTCCTAGTATTCCCTGGCGAGCCGTTTGCCGTCTTGCCGTTTTTTTGGATACCCGAGGACGGTATGCACGACCGCGTCAAAAGAGATCGCGTACCCTACGATGTTTGGCAGCGACAGGGATTTATCGAGGCAACACCGGGCAACTTAATCGATTACCGCTGGATCATGCTCCGGCTCGGCAAATGCCGCGTCGATTTTGATTTGCGCGGCTTAGCTTTCGATCGCTGGGGATCGCAGAAAATAGTGACAGATCTATGTGACGAAATCGGTTTTACCATAGACGAGAAAACCGCGGTGAATTATGGCAAGCCGCTTTTGTTTCAATTCGGGCAAGGCTTCGCGAGCATGTCGCCACCGACCAAGGAATTGTTAAACATGATCCTGGGGCGCAAGATCGCCCACGGTGGCAATCCGGTTCTTCGTTGGATGGCTAACAATGTCGTTGTCAAGACCGATCCGGCCGGCAACCTAAAACCCGACAAGGGTAAGAGTACAGAGCGCATTGACGGCATCGTGGCAATGATTATGGCTTTATCGCTGGCAATCCGCCAGGTCGACGACGGGCCGAGCGTGTACGAAACCAGGGGAGTGCTCAGTGTGTGAAGAAAGAAGTTTTGTAGTATGATCGCGCTCAAAGAGCGGATTGACTCCGCCATCGACACCGTGCGCTCGTGGATCGATATCCGCGACGTTGTGTTTGTCATTGCGGTCGGCATGTTCGCCTACGGTTTGTGGGTGGTCTATCCGCCGGCGGCGTTTATCGGAACGGGGGCGTTGTTTATTTTTCTGATTCTGTGGGGGTCCAAATGAGTCTACTCACTACGCTGATGCAAAAACGCTCAACCGAGCAGCAACTGTCTCTCAAAGATCCCGCGCTGCGCCAGATATTCAGCGGCGGGATTCAGACCGTCTCTGGACAGAACATCAATCCGTTCACGGCGATGAACATCTCTGCGGTGTACGCCTGCATCAAGGTGATCGCCGAGACCATCGCGTCTCTGCCGTTCATCACTTACCGGCGCCTAGACGGCGGCAAAGAGCGGGCGACGGCGCATCCGCTGTTTCGAATCTTGAAGGATCGGCCCAACACGATGATGACCTCGGCGGAATTCCGGATGATGATGCAATCCTGTTTACTGCTGTGGGGCAACGCCTTCGCTCAGATCGAGTACGACGGCGGCGGGAGAATTGTCAATCTGTGGCCGTGGCGGCCCGATCGAATACGGATCTTGGTTACGCCGGCCCGCCTTTGGTACTTTTACAACATGCCGGACGGCCCGGTACTTCAGTTTCCGCAAGAGGATGTGCTACACCTGCGCGGCTTGGCATCCGATGGTATCATGGGCTACTCGCCGGTGACTCTCCAGCGCGAGTCCATGGGCTTGTGCAACGCCGCGCAGGAGTATCGCGCGCGCTTTTTCCTAAATGACGCCAGGCCCGGCGGCACCTTGCAGCATCCCGGCAAACTGGGGCCGGAAGCACTCAAGAACTTGCGCGAGTCGATCAATGATCGCACCACCGGCGATAACCGCCGCGGCTACTTGATCCTCGAAGAAGGCATGACCTGGCACGATGTCGGCATCCCGCCCAACGATGCGCAGTTTATCGAAGGCTGGCAAGTGCAGAAGGAAGACATTGCCGGCATTTACCGCGTGCCGCCGTACAAGATCGGCATTATGAAGCCGGGAACCGTCAGCCATTCCAGCGTCGAGCAGGCCAATCTGGACTTCTGGACGGATTGCATTCGCTGTTGGGCGGTATGCTGGGAGCAGCGAGTCAACCTATCGCTGTTCATGGAAAGCGAGCAGCGCACTTACTTCGCCGAGTTTCTCGCCGACGCGATCCTGCGCGCCGACACGCTGACACGCTACCAGGCTTACCAGTTGGCGCGGCAAAACGGGTGGATGAGCGCTAATGATGTGAGACAACTCGAAAATTTGAACGGCATTCCAGATGGAGATGATTATTGGATGCCGTCTAATTTTCAAATTGTTGGAGCGGAACCATTGAGCGCCAATTTGGATTTATCGGTTCCGGCTAAAGGTTATACGAATGGAAAAACCAGCAGTCTGTAGAAAATGCGGTGCGGCAAGGGATTCCAAACCGTTCTCCAAGTGGACGAATATTTGTAAGGAATGCATAGCTAAATACGACCATGGCCGCCTCGCCGCGAATCTTAGTAAGATTGTGGAACAGAATCGCAAATACAGGCTTGATCATCCAGAACGATATCGCCAGTGGCAAAGAAATGATTGGACTAAGAATAGATTAGCTATTCTTGAGAGGAAAAAAAAATGGTATGAGGCCAATCCAGAAAAACGTAAAGAAAGAGCGCAACGAGACTATCAAACTCATGGTGACAGACGCAGGGCGGCAAAACGCAAGGATTATGCAACGACTCCAGATAAATTCAAACAGCGAGTCAGGAATTATAGAAAGGCAAATCCGAAAAAAGTAAAGGAAACTGCAAGCAAGTTCTATTCGGCTCATAAAGAAGTATATTTCAGCTTAAATCACCGTCGTAGGGCCAGAGTTCTAAACAACGGAGTCGAAAAATATTCCTTTGCCGATATAATTCGCAGAGATAACGGGATTTGTCATATTTGCGGCAAAAAAGTTTCTAAAAAAGAACAATCTCGGGACCATTTAATTCCGATTTCTCAGGGTGGTCCCGATGCGCCGTGGAATGTCGCATTGGCTCATCGGAGTTGTAATTCTCGGCGTGGTCCAGGTCGCATTCCGGCTCAACTGTTATTGAGAGTATGAAATACCTCCACGAAGCCATAGAGGGGCGCCAGTGCGGCGATTGTAAGGCGTGCTGCACCGCGCTGGGCGTTGATGAGCTGTCCAAGCCGCTATGGGAGCCATGCGCCAATCTGTGCGCCGAGGGGTGCGGAATATACGCAGACCGGCCGCGTAGCTGCCACGACTTCACTTGTTTGTGGCTCAAGGGCTATTTTGGCCTCGATCAGCACCGGCCGGATAAGCTGGGGCTTATATTTGCCATGCAGAAGGACCGTAAGATCGGCGCGATCCTGGTTTGTTGGGAGGCATGGCCGGGGTCGGCAAGCCGTGATCCCGGCAAGTATGTTCTGGACCGCCTGGCAAACCATCGCTTTGTTTATATCTTTCCATTTGGGGAAAAGGTTCACCGGGTCATCGTTGGCCCGAAGATCGAGCAGCTAAAACAGCTTGCAGGATGATGAAAAAGTACTACAACATCCAAGAGGTCGCCGAGTTTTTTAGTATTTCACGCAGGACGGTCGAGCGCGCAATCAGGAGCGGTGAACTTCATTCCTTAAAAATCCGTCACGGCCGCAGAATCGCCGTCGATGAGCTTGAACGGCTAAAAAAAAGCGAAAAACCCACCTCAAATTAAAATAAACTGCGTCAGTTACCGACAGTTACCGACATTCCGGTTTGAAAATTATTGTTCCAGCCATGCCATGCGCCTATATTCAGGCCAAGCATGGAAAAAGAAGTTCGCACTTTTTCACTCACCGAAATCAGAGCGATCGACGGCGATAAACAAGTCATCGAAGGTCACGCCGCTGTCTTTGGCGTCAAGTCTCACGATCTAGGTTTTCGGGAAATCATCCAGCCGGGCGCGTTTTCGGACGCGGTTATGTCCGATGACGTGCGCTTTTTACTCAATCATCGCGGTTTACCTATCGCTAGGACGAAATCCGGCACTCTCCGGCTCACCGAGGACGTTAAAGGGCTCGCCTTCCGTGCCGAGCTCGATCCCAAAGATCCCGACGTGCAGCGCCTCGTGCCCAAGGTGCGCCGCGGCGATTTGTCCGAGATGTCTTTCGCTTTTGGCGTCAGGGACCGGGAAAAAGACGAGAAATGGTATCGCGAAGGCAACGAAATGGTCCGCTCACTGCTGAAAGTACAGCTTTTTGACGTGTCGGCCGTCAGTTTTCCCGCTTATCCGTCAACGGATTTGAATGCGCGCAGCTATTTCGAGCAGCGCATGGCCGAAGTCGGCGCTGCTGATCGGAATCTCGCCATGAAAATAGACGAGCAGCGCGTGGATGCCATTATCACTCAAGAACTCGCGGCAGAAAAAAAACGCGAGGATTTCGATGCGATGATGCGACAGAGACAGGAATTTCTCGATCGGCGCCGATCGCCGTCAAAACTGCCCACATTGGATGAAATTTACCGAAATGCCCGCCGTAAAGCGGTCTAAGCAACGGAAAAGGAGATATTTATGGCACTTAACGTGAACGAACTACGTCAGGACCGCATGAGAATCGTTGAGGCGATGCGCAAGCACCATGACGGAGTTATCGAGCGCAAGGAAGAGACCGCCGAAGAGCGCGAGATGTACGCCAAGATGGAATCCGACATTCGCCAGCTCGAAGTCGCTATCGACCGCGAGGAAAAACTGCGCGCCGAAGAGGCAAAACTGGCGGCATCGCTCGACGAACAGCGCCAGAGCAAGAGTCCCGGCGAGAAATTAGAAAGTTTCCGTTATCCGGTGGGCGGCGAGCGGCGCGTAACCCGCGAGGAGCTGGAACGGCGCACCTCCTATGCTCTGCAAGGTTGGCTGCGCGCCATGCAACCAGGCGCGAAGATCACCGATGAGCACAAAGAGGCTTGCAAGTTTTTCGGCTTCGATGTGCATAGCCGGGAAATCGAAATTCCGATCGCCAAGGACTACCGGGCGGTGAAACGGGAATTTCGCGACATGAGCCTAACCGCGGGCTCGGGCGGTTACACGGTGCCAGAGGGCTTCGTTTCTTCGCTTGAGCAGGCGTTGCTCCAGTTTGGCGGCGTCCGGCAAGTCGCCGATGTTATGCGCACCGATGGTTACGGCGATCTGCCCTGGCCGACGATGAACGATACCGGCAACAAGGGCGCGATCTTGGCCGAAGCGACGACGTTCGGAGCCTCGGTTGATCCGACCTTCGGTTCGGTCATTTTCAAGGCGTTCAAATACTCCAGTAAGCCAATAATCGTGTCCAACGAACTGCTTCAGGACAGCGCCTTTGACCTGGCGGCAATGATCGGCGGCTGGCTAGGCACGCGTATCGGCAGGATCCAGAACGATCATTTCACTACCGGCACCGGAACAGTTCTGCCGATGGGCGTTGTTGTCGCTTCGACCCAGGGCGTTGAGGCCGCGTCGAAAACGGCGATTACCGACGGCGAAATCATTTCCCTGGAACATTCGGTTGATCCGGCCTATCGGCCCAATTCGATCTGGATGTTTCACGACACTATTTTGGCGGCGATCAGGCAGCTCAAGGACGTGACCTCGGGGCAGTATCTCTGGCAGCCTGGCATGCAGGCCGGCGTCCCAGATCGCCTCTTGGGCTATCGCTACGTCGTCAATCAGTCGATGACGGGAACACAAGCGCAGTCGGCCAAGGTCGTATTGTTCGGCGACTTCTCGAAATACAAGATCAGGGACGTTGCCGGCGTGAGACTGGTTCGCCTCGACGAACTCTTTGCGCAGACTGATCAGGTCGGGTTTGTCGCCTTCCTGCGCAGCGACGGCAATTTGCTCGATGCCGGAACGGCGCCGATTAAACATCTGACTAATAAAACGTCTTAACCGGGGGGCGCTATGCAAACCGAACATTTATCAACCTCCTGTAAATTTGTTCAGGCGATCACCTACACCGCCGGCGCGGCCGGAGCGATCGACGTTGAGGGCGCGGTGGTGGATATGTCGGGATTTTCCGGCATCTGCGCCGTTGTCCAGTTTGGCGCCATTCAGCCGACGTCGGTTATCCATATCAACATGGTTCAGTCCGACGTGGTGGCGATGTCGAATCCCGACGACTTAGCCGGCAGCAAGCAGGCAATCGCCGCGGATAAAGACAACAAGGTTTTTTACCTGGACGTTCTGCGGCCGCAAAAACGGTTTGTCCAACTGCACGTCGATATCGGCACGGATACGGCTGCGGTGTCGGCGATGTATATTCTTTACGGCGCGTCGAAAAAACCTGTTACGCACGATGCAACGACAATTGCAGGCGAAACTCACAAGGATGCAATAGCCGGTACAGCCTGATGAACGCGGAACACATCACGACCTCGCATAAATTTGTGCAGGGCATCACCGTCGAGGCTGGCGCCGCGGCGGCAACCGATCTTGAGGGCACGGCGGTCAATACGAGCGGCTTTCAGAGCTGTGCTTTGGTGGTCTCGTTTGGGCCGATTGTAACCGGATCGGCCGTCTACATATCGGCTCAGGAGAGCGCAGACGAGGCGTTTTCCGTCCCCAAGGACATTACCGGCAGCAAGCAGGTGGTAGCCGATACCAAAAGCAACGAAGTATTCATCATCGACATCATTCGGCGGGACTGGGAAACCTACCCGTGGATCAGAGTCCATGTCGACAGGGCCACGGAAAACGCTACCTGCGCGTGCTTGTATATTCTCTATGACGCCAGGGTAAAACCGGCTACGCAGGGTGCCGACATCAATATCGAGCGGTCAAAGGACGTGGTGACGGGGACCCCATGAAAAAACTTCTCTTTGTTCTGCTGATTTGCCTGCTACCGATCACGGCCCATGGGCAAACGGTGCTCCCGAGGACGTGGAAGTGCTCCTTATCAGCCCTCGTGGCGGCGCTTACTGAATGCCAGGCGGTGCCAACAAATGCAGCCGATCGCCATATTTTGACCGATATCATTGTCCAGACCACGACGGCGACGGCGGGGGACTATTCGATCCAAACCGGCACCGGGACGAATTGCGCAACGGGGACGGCTGCTCTGTTCCCCTCTACTGGCGTCAACAGCCGGTTCAAGGCGCCAATCGCAGCCAATCCGGCAGCGGTAATCAGTTTAAGGACATTCTTGGCTGCTCCAGCCGGCGCGGCGGTTTGTGTCATCGGTACGGGTACCAACACAATTAATATTGAATTGATTGGGATAATTGCCAGATGAAAACTCTCCGCATGGATGTCTGTCACCGGGACGAATTCGGCGAAACGTGGCTGGGCCAGATCGTCCAACGTCCCGATCCTACCGCTGAGCTTTATGTCGCCAAGGGCTACGCCATCGTTATTGACGATATTGCGCCCGCGCGCGCCGAGCCCGCAGACGAGACGAAGATCGAAACCGCCGAAAGCGAAATGCCGGACCATGAGACGGCGGAACTAAATGTCGGCTTGACCACCAATAGCCTCAAACCGCGCGGGCGGCCGAGAACGAGAGTTCCATGAAGGGTGTCCTTGAACTAACAACAGCGCCGACGATTGAGCCGGTAAGCCTGGATGAAGTCAAGGCACATTCGCGCATCGCCAGCAGCGCCGACTATGACGACGTGTTGATTAAAGACAAAATCACGGCTGTCCGGCAGATGATCGAGGCGAATTACAGCATTGCCTGCGTCACTCAGACGTGGAAGTTGCGGCTGGAGCAGTTTCCCTGCAACGACATTGAGATCGAAAAGAGGCCGGTCCAGTCGATTACCAGCGTGAAATATCTGGACGCCAGCGCCGTATTACAAACTATTACATCGACCGACTACATTACCGATCTGAAGCATCGCCCGCCTCGCATCGTGCTCGCGCCTGGCAAGAGCTGGCCCAGCGTCCCCAATATCCGCCCGGACGCCGTCGTGATCGAATTCAAAGCCGGCTATGGCGACACGGCGGCCACGGTGCCGGCCAATATTCGGAATTTTATCTTGATCAAGATTGCCGACTTTTACGAGCAGCGCGAGAGCTTCAATCAGAATAAACTACAGTTGGTAGACTTTACCGAAGGACTCATTGCGTCGGAAAGGCTTTACAACCTGTGAACGCCGGCCGTTTACGAGACTTTATCAAGGTGCAGCAGCGCAGCGAGACGCAAGATGAGTACGGCCAGCCTGTTGACACATGGACCGATCTATTTGCCGACTACGCTGAGGTCATCCGGCTTGGCGGGCGAGAGTTTTTCTCCCAGGCGCGCGTTGCGGCCGATGTCGATACGCGGGTGACGATCCGCTACCGCGCCGGGATCAAGGCCAAGCAACGGATCATGTTTGAAGGGACTACCTTTGATATTCAGTCGGTATTGCCGGATCAAAAGCGGACTCAAGTCGAGATTTATTGCAAAGAAGTGAATTGAGCGATGCTAACCAGTCCAACAATTCAGCGCCGCGGCTCAAGCGGGGTCGTTTTCAAAGCCGAACTGAAGGGGCTGGCCGAGCTCACGCGAAAATTGCAAGGGCGGATCAGACGCCTGGAGCAAAGCGTCCTGCGCAAGGCCCTTCAAGCCTACGCCGAGCCGATCCGGGCGCACGCCGAGCAACTAGCGCGCGCCAATATCTCGCAGCGCATGAAAGTGATCACCAAGATTAAGATCCGCGGCTCAGTGGGCCAAGTCTTTATCGGGCCGTCCAAAGAGGTATTCGACGCCGGCGAATCCACCGCGTCGTTTGCCAACATCGGCTATTGGTTCGAGTTCGGCTACGAGATTCGCGCGACACGCAAGGGGCCATCCTTGCACCATGTCGGCTCAAAGCCATTTTTGACGCCGGCCTGGCAAGCGCAAAAGGAACGCGCCATGGCGGCATTCGAACAAGTCATGCGGGATAACCTAGAGCAAAACGTTGAAGGGCTGGCGGCGTGAGACTGGAAGAAGCGATCGTGACTCAGCTTAAAAATCATACACCGCTCGCGGCTCTCGTCGGGACACGGATTTACCCGATCACCTATCCGCAGAACGCGACGCTGCCGGTGGTCACTTACCAACGGACCGCCAAGACGCCGGAATATTCCCATGATGGTGAGGCCGGCGTGGCCGAGTCGCGCTTTCAGATCTCCAGCTTTGCCACCAGTTTTGCGCAAGTGCGCGACGTGGCGAGCGCGGTCAAGGGCGCGCTGCGTCCATGGATGGCCGGCGCCGGCGGCGAGTTCGACGGCAAACGGACCACGGTATTTCTCGAAAGCGAATTCGATATGTACACCGCCGAGGATGCGGAGCAGCTAGCGGCCTATCACGTTCTCGGCGATTATCTATTCGTTTGCACAATGGAGGACGATTGAAATGGCTGTCAAAACTCTCAACGAAGCGACAGAGATCAGGGAATTGAATAAGGTGATGGCGCTGGCGCCGACGGCAAACAGTCTTGACGCCATCTTTATCGCGCCGTCGGTGGCGGCAGACGGGATAGAGTTCCTTCAGACCGGCCGGGAAATCGTCCTGATTCAGAATTCAGACCCGACAAATCCCTACGTATTCACGCTGGTATCGGTGGCCGACGAGCTCAACCGCACCGGCAATGTTGGACCCTACACGCTGCAAGCCGGCGAAATCGTCCCGATCCTTATCAATCCGAAGGGCTTTAAGTCGGCGTCGACCGGCAAGGTCCTGATCACCATGGACAACGCCGCGATCAAGGTCGCTGTCTGTCGTATCCCGAGCCAAGTGTAACGGGGCGCAACCGAGATAATTGGAGGTAACAAATGGCTTCGTATGCACTACTCGCCAAGGGCAGCAGCCTAAAGCGCAAAAATCCAACAACTTCGCTCTACGAGGACGTGCCGCAATGCACGATCCTTAACGCTCCATCGATCACCCAGGACTTCGACGATATCACTAATCATAGCTCGGCCGGTGGATTCAAAGAGTATGTCGCGACACTGCGAGACGGCGGCGAACTATCGGTCGAGGTGGTCTGGGATCCCATTAACGTCGCCATACACGGTACGATCTATGATGACGCTGTGGCCGAGCCGCTGCCGCTGCGCGATTGGAAGGTGCTTCTCCCTAACGGCACCAGCGGCTGGACATTCTCGGCATTTATCACGAGCCCGAACATTCCGCTCGATTTTACCAAGGCGATCCGGGCAGCGTTCACCTTGCGGATATCCGGGCAGCCGGTGCGGGTCCCCTAAATGAATGCCATTGAACCGATCGAGATCGAGCTCGACCGCAAGCGCCACATGCTGCTTACGCTCGGCTCGCTGCGCAAGGTGGAGAATTTCGTCAATCGCGAACGGCCAGCGGCCGATCGGGTATCGATCTTCAAGCTGATTCAGTCCGAGATCCAGGGCATCGAGCAGCTATCGCTGACCGCCGACACGATGCTTCTCATACTCTGGGCGTCGTTGCTCCACGAGGACCCGGAATTGACCCAGGATCAGGTCGGCGACATGGTGACGGACTTACACGAGGTCATGTTTGCCGTCGGCGGCTGTCTACGGGGATTTTTCTCAAGCGGCGGCGATAGCGACCCTATCGTCGAGGGTGAGGAAAAAAAAGCACAGGAGCTACCGAATGGCCTAAGCTCTGGGCCTTTGCCATCGTCGAGCTTGGGCTAACGGCAGACTCGTTTTGGAACATTACGCCAATAGAGTTTCGTGCCTTGACTCAGCAATGGACCGAAAAACAGAATCGACTCGCCGCGCCGACGGCGGAATTGACCGCGACAGTGATCAATATGTTCCGGGACAAAAACTCAAAGCCGGTCGATCCCGCAGACCTTCTCCCGTTTAAACCCCCTCCGATAGTTCTCACCGAAGCCGAAAGCGAAGCGGCCCTAGACCGCTTCTTCGGCGCTTATCTCAAGAAGCAAGGGGTGACCAATGGCGCAAGCTAGAGGAACTGTGGGCTCGTTGCTCGTAAAAATGCGAGCTGACCTCGGGCAACTCCGTTTCGATGTCAAGGAAATGGAGAATGTCTTTAAGACCAGCTTCGGCGGCATCCAATCGATGGCCGCCAACCTCGGCCGTAACTTGGCGAGCAGTCTAGGCGTTGGGCTTTCGATTACCGCGGTTGTTGCGTTTGGCAAGAGCGTTGTCAATCTAGCCGGGCAGCTTCAAGACTTGTCGGATCAGACGGGCATCAGCGCGCAAACTCTCAGCGGGATCAAATCGACGCTCGAAGAAAGCGGCACGTCCGTAGATGCTTTCGCCACCGGTTTTTTCAAATTTCAAAAGAGTCTCGGGGATATTAAGACAGGCACAGAGCCAGCAGCGTTGGCTATCGATGCGTTGAAATTGAATCTTAACGAGTTGCGCGATGCCAATGCTGATAAAGCACTAATTTTACTGACAGACGCTCTCGGCAAGATTGACAATCCTACGCAACGAGCATCGCTCGGCGCGGCTCTGCTCAGCAAACAATACCGCGAACTCGCGCCGGCCATAAACGCCATTGCGGGTCGTCTTGCTCAACTCAAAGCATCAGGGATGTCGGAAAGAGATATCAAGGCATTGGATGATTACGGCGATTCAATGACGCGACTCGGCAATATAATGGAGGTGGTTGCATCCGGACCCCTTGCCGGATTCGTCGAAAAACTAGAAGTGATACTAAGGCTCATCGGATTGATGGATAAGACGGCGCCGGAAATGCTCGAAGGACTTAAGGGCAGTGTAAAGAATTTGACCGAAGCAATAGGGCGCGGCATGGGCGAGCCTGCCGGCAAATTCGCCTTGATGACCGATGAGGATCTCGAACGACTCGGGCGTGAGTCTACTTCAGCGACAATCAAAGGAGCGGTTGTCGGACTACTCGAAGCGCGCAAACGGCTCAACCAGTTTATTAAAGAGACACCATTCAATCCGCCAGCAAACAAGAAAAACACTCCATTCATTTCTCTACCCGACACCGGCGCGCAGAAAAAAGCCGCCGATGAGTTGAAGAAGATCATGGAGGACGCGGCCAAGGCATTTGCGGACGGCCTTGAAGAGACGCAGAAGGCGGCAGAGGCCGCCGGCAGGGACATGATCGATGTCTTTAGGGCCTTGCGCAAAGAGGAGTTGACACCGACCGAAGAGAAGATCGCCGACATCAACGCCAAGTTCGACGAGTTGAGAGGAAAATTAGTTGACGCGGCGACGGTTACCGGGCAAGCGGGCAGGCCGGGCATTACAAAACGATTGGACGACTTGGAATTCTTCCGCCGTCAAGCGCAGCTAGTTTTAAGCACACCGACCACCGGAACGGACACTTTAGACGCCGAATACGCCGACTTGACGGATCGTATCGAGGGGGTCAACAAGGCGCTCGCCGACTTGAAAGCCAGTGAGATGACGATGGCGCAATTCTCGCTGGCACTTGGCAACGCCACCGGCGATCTGTCCGATAAACTATCGGTGCAGCGTCAACGGATCGCGCTGTTGATCGAGAAATACGGCGCGCTCAGTCCCGAAGTGCAGCAAGCGGTCTTGGACTTCAAGCGGCTTCAAGCCGAAATATCGCTGAAAGAAACCTTCTCCAAGATCGGCGATTCCATCAGCCGCGGGATAGACGACACGATCGAGGGCATCATCGAGGGGACGCAAACGCTATCCGAAGGCATGCGAAACATGCTGCGCAACATAGGGCTCAGTATCTCCCAGGGGCTCATGGAAACCATGGTATTGAAGCCGATCAAGGATATCGTCAGCGCGTTCATGGACGGTTTGTTAAGTGAATTCACAAAGGCGCTCACCGCGGATAACGACTGGGCAAAGCAACTCGGCTCGCAGTTCGGCCAATGGTTAAGGAGCGTTTTCTCTAATATCGAAAGTCCTAAGAGCGGCGGGAGCGGATTTAGCATCACCGGCCTGTTCAGCGCACTATGGGGCGGCATCACCGGCATGTTTTCGCCGACGGTATCCCGTGCCAACGGCGGCATGATCCCATCGTTCGCCAGCGGCGGCCCGGTGCCGATCATCGCGCATGGCGGGGAGTTCGTGATGAATCGCAAGGCGGTGGATTCGATCGGCGCCAATACGCTGTCGACGATGAACCGCACCGGACGGGCGGCCCAAGGCGCCGGCGCACAGCCAAAAGTCGATGTTATCATCAACGGCTCGATCACGCCGAACAATCCCAACGCGCGCCGCGATGAGATCGTCAAGGTCATCATGTCGGACTTCAGCAACCGCGGCCCGGCGATGCGCACTTTCGAATCGCGCACGGCCATCAAGGGGTGATCATGTTTACCGTCTACGCCAGCCCGACTCATGTCTTACCGCAGGGGATCGCAATGCCGACGCTGGTCGACGATCTCGGTGGCGGCGCACAATCGTTTCGCAGGCGCTTTACCCGTCCGCTGTCGCGCTGGACATTCGAGGTACCCGGCATTCAATCGGTGCTCGATCCGCAGGAAGGGTTTTTCAAATACACGCAAAGCGATACGCCATTCTGGTTCGACGGTGCAGGCGCGGAAGAGGTCAGCGTGCCGGTGATATTGGGCGTTGGCGATGGGGTCAAAACGGACTTCATACTCAACGACTGCCACGTTTTTGTCAACTCGCTCGTCGTCTATGCCAACGGCGGACTGATCACATCATGGGACGCTCTCGGCGGTGACGGTATTACTTGCCAAACGATTAGATTCACAGCGGCACCGGCCGTCAATGTGCAGATCACCGCCAAGTACCGGCGCAAATACAAAGTCGTCCTAGTCAGCGACACGCTGGAAAAGCAGCGCAGCCATCGTAATCAGTCAACTCCCGAGGGCAGCGTCTATCGGTTGTCGTACAACCTGCAAGAAGTGGCGGTCTAGCCAATGCTGATAATGGACGACGCATACATCGAGCGGCTCAACGCTACCTACAGCGGCGGCAAGTTCATTAAGGCCGTCACCCTGGAGGACGTGGCGAATTATTACACCAATCATCTGCTATGGAACGTCAATCTTGACAATCCGCTTTGGGCTAAAACGGCTACAGTCGTTCTGCCGGATTATTATTCGATAGCCGAAAAATTAGTGGAGGATGGGACGCCGGCAAGCACGCACGCCGTCGCCCAGCCTCTTACCGGATCGGCATCGGCCACCTATACATTGAGCGTTTATGCCCGCCTCGACGGCAACGGCAACAACCGCCCATGGTTTTACCTTCAACTGAGCGACCCGTCCTTCGTCGGCCACTTCTACTCGTACTTCGATGTCAGTACCGGAGCCGTGGGCACCGGCGCGGCCGGCGGCACGGGGACATTCTACAACGCCACTATGACAGCCGATCAGGAATTCAACGATAGCTGGTGGCGGTGCAGTATCACCGGGAAGATCGCGCCGGGCGTCACCAATTACGTGGCGACTATCGGATTAGCTAATGCGAATGCCAGCAGTTCATACAACGGCGACAATGTTAGCGGGTTGCTGATATTCGGCGCCCAATTAGAGCTGGCGACCACGCCGGGGCCGAGGATCACGACACACGGCGCCGCCGTGACTGCTCCGCTCATACGCTACTGGGCCGACCACGAGAGCGCGATCGACTTTAAGGGCAACACCTATCAGCCGCTGCACATGGTCTGGCAGAACATCAAGACGACCCAAGGGATGCCGACCGAAGGCGCAACTATTTCAGTCAGCAACCTGGGCAACATCGCCGTCCGTTACGTCAAGGCGTGGGATGTCACCGGCAACACGGTCATCATCCAGCTTCTCCACCTAGACCTGCTCTCCAATCTGACAAACTACTGGCAGCGCCGATATAAAGTCCTCGGCGTGCAGGCGGATCAGATGTTGGCGACGTTTAGCGTCGGTAGGCAGTTAGGGAAAAACAAATTGCCGCGGCGAGTGTTTACTAGGCAACTCTTCAGGGGCATCTCAAGTGATGTTCCACGCATTTTCTAGGAAATGTATGAATCTCTCCCACCTAGCCTATGACGTTGAATCCGAAGGCAAAGATTTCTGGCTGGAGTGGAAATCAATATCGAGTATCGAAAACCCGCTGACCAATGGGAAACTAGAAGTGCTCTACCGTGACTCACACTTCCAGATCGAGCGCGTCACCCATGGGCCCTATGAGGTCATCCCTATCCATAGGCACCCGGCGCTCGATAGCTACGAGTTTCCGCTCTGGGGTGCGGGCGAGTTGTGGCTCGGCAGTCATCGCATTGCGTTGGACGATGCCAGGACGCCATGGGGCAAGATCGCCATCCCTCGGACGCGCTGGCACGGCGGCAAGGGCACCGAAAGAGGCGGCGCGTTTCTGTCAGTACAGTATTGGCCTGACGGTGTGACGGGCAGCGTGATTTCAAGTTGGGAGACCAAATGCAACAAGGCGATATTCTAGCGGCATTGATAAAACGGATCGGTGAGCCCTACGACGACGATCACAAGTGCCTATCGTTTCTCGCCTCAGCCTTTGAGTTGTGCGGGATCACGATCACCGAGGAGATGCTTCGGGACGCCAAGGACTTCGTCAAGGTGGACCGTCCGGAGTTCGCCGACATCGCCGTGTTTCAGGAGTTGCCGTTCAGCGAGTACCACGCTGCCTTTATGCTCAGTAATAGGTGGGCGATTCAAAGCTCGGCGGCCACCAACGGAGTCGGCCGGATCGAAGTGACGCGCTCGCCGTGGATTGAGAGTCTGCGCGGGTTTTACAGGCATAAGTCGCTATGTTCATAAGTTTTGTCGGACCATTCGGAGATGTCAAAGAGGGCGCCATCGATGCAAACGGCGCTACTCTCGGGCAACTTCTCGGCTCCAATGCCGACGCCGTGGCCGGCTGCTTCGTCAACAACAAGCCGCGCGCTGAATGGAAGTCGTACCGCCCGGTAAAACAAGATCGCGTCACCGTCCATCTCAAGACCGGCACTTATGGCATTGCACCGGCCGGTGCAGCGGCAGCCGGAAGCGCAGCGGCATACACCGGCGCGCAGTTGGCGTTGATCGCCGTGATCAATACCGCGGTCAGCTTATCCATTTCCATGGCGCTCAGTGCGCTTATGCCCAAGCCGAAGAGTCCAAAGCTCGACAGCAAACGGGCAGAGGCGTTCGGCATCGCCGGCTTCAACAACACGACCGGACCGGGCACGCCGATCTTTACTTGTTACGGTCTCAACCGCGTGGCCGGCCACGTTATCGGCAGCGGCGCCACGCTATCTCAAGACGGTCTCTACATGGAGGGCAAAGTGCTGTACTGCCTCGGCGATGCCGGCGGGGACGGCTACGGCGCCATCACCGAGATCGAGCTCGACGGCATCAGCGCCGACAACTATCCCGACCTTCAAATCGACATTCGCTATGGCACCAACGATCAGACGGTCATACCGGAATTCGAGAACGTCGAACAACTCTGGGCGGTCGGCCAGGTCTTAAACTTCCGCTATGAGAATCAAGCGCCGCCTAACACCGGCGATCCGTACATCTATTCGACGCACAACAACACCGTTCAACGCGCCGTGGTGTTTTTGCAGTTTCCCGGTGGACTCAACTACTACAACGACAAAGGAGAGATGCGCAGCGCCCACGTCGCCATCAAGGTAGAGCGGAAAAAAAGCGGCGATCCCGATTGGATCGTCTGCGATATGTCCACCTGGGGCAACGAGAATCATTACGACAATCTGCTTTGGCACAGCGAGCGACGGATAAGCGAGTTTTTTCGGACCTTCACGATCGACTTTCCCGAGGCGGCGACATGGGAATTGCGTTTTACGATCATCGCCGTCAATGGCAATAACGGCAATTCGCCTCTACAGGCCAGCCAGGCCGGGACTGTCAGGGTGGTGGTCTACAATATCCAGGAAGTCGAATTCACCACGTCTGCCTATCCCGGCTTTGCCATAGTCGGAGTCAGTCGCATACCAGCGCGGCAAATCTCCAGCTTGGAAGCGGTCAGGATCTCCGCGCTAGTCCAGGGGAAGAATATAAAAATCCCCGATGGCGCTGGCGGCTACTCGCTGGCCCCATCGCGTCAACGCTGCTGGATTGTCCGCGACATCATGACCCATCCCGTCATCGGCATGGGAAACGAGATAACCGAGAGCGAGATAGACGACGCCCAATGGCTGGAATCGCAGACCTATTATGACGTCAGCAACGACGCCACCGTAGTTGACCAATCCGGCAACATGGAGGTCAGGGACTACTGCGATGTGGTTATCAACGAGTCGCGCTGGGACTGGGACTGGGTGCGCTCGATTGCCGGGGAAGCGCGCGGGCGGATCGTGCCGTCCGGGCTGTATTGGAAATACGTTATCGACCGTCCTGGCGATCCTGGACTGCTTTATGCCGAGCCTGGCAATATCATCGAAGGGTCGCTGCAGATCGAAATCTCACCGCCTGAAAAAGAATTTAACCAGGTCATAGCCGAATACCGCAACGCCGCCGACAGCTACCGCCCGGATATCAGCGATCCGATCAGCGATCCCGAGATAGGTGTCAGCGTCATCCAGGAGGCGCTGCGCTACGACACCTTTACCCGCGAGTCCCAGGTGCTGCGCGAGAACATGATCGTACTCAAACGGGCAGCGTTGGAACGGCGCCGCTGGTCGTTTACGAGTCCCATAGGCGCGATTGTCAGCGAGCCGCTGGACCTGGACTACATCGCGGAGAGAGAGATCGGCGGCGACGGCGCCTATACGGGATTTCTCCCGGCTGGGTCGACCACGACCACTGTTATTCTGCCGATGATCGTCACCATCGAGCCCGACCTGACTTATGTCATCGTGGTGCAGAATCCTGGGAACAACACCAACGAGATGCGCGATGTCAGCACGGCCGCCGGGACTTGGGGCGCGGTAACGGTGACAGCGCCATTCACCACGGCACCGCAAGAAGGCGATCTGTTTGCCCTGGGACTGTTAACCGTGAGTCCTATCGTCACGCGCGCGCAGGATTTAGAGATAGACTCCGAGGGGCGCGTCAGGCAGATTCGTACTCTATACGATCCCGCTGTTTACACTCCGGACGCATTGGCCCCTGCGCTCTCCAGGCGTAATTTCGTACTCCATGCTGTGCCGCCGCTGCCGCTGCGCGATGCCTCGGTAGTCGAGCAGATAGTCAGGACCCGCGACGGCACGCAGCAGTCCATCTTGATATTCAACATCACGCCAGGGTTGCCTCATTCGGCGGGAGTGTCGCAAGGGCAAGGAGTGGCCGCATGGCATGTTATCCTAGCCAACTCGGAGCCGCATATTCCCTCGCAGGAAAACTATTTTGTCGGAGCAAAGCTGACCATCAATGGGGTTACCGGGCGCATAACTTCTTACAGTCAAACAAATCTTCAGGCCTCGCTAGACACTTCAGTAGCTGTCAATCCAGGCGATCAGTACATCATCGAGTGGCCGAGATACAGCGAAACATCGGGCTTCAAGGTAGAGATCATGGATGTTCCAGCAGACCCTGGGTTTGCAGCGGATATAGAATGGGGCGGGCAGTCCGCGGAATGGGCGCTATTCGGAAAAACCTATGGCACCCGCTGGGAGATCAATGCTGGCGACCAGCGCGGTGACTACTTCTTCCGTTTCACGCCTTTTAACGCCGGCGACGTCGAGAATCGCCGCGCCAGGATTGTTAAACGAGTCACAATCGTCGGAGATCAAGTCGCGCCAGTGCCGCCCTATCAGCTAATTATGGCCGGCCATTTGAAGCAAGTCTCAGTAGACATCTACCAAGCACTTCCATGCGCCGAGGATCTTAACGGCTACGACGTGCAATTTTACTTGGTGGCAATTCCAGACTGGATACTCCTGCGCGAGGTATCGGTTCCGGCTGCACAGAGCGACGACGCGAGTGGATTTATGATGCGCCGTTACACCGCCAATTTTTCAGAGCGTTACTATGGAGAGACTATTATTGCGCAAGCGCGCAGCCGAGACTTCTCCAACAATCGCAGCGCCTGGACACTGTCGGGCAACGGCGTGGTTCTAACGCCAGCGCAGCAAGGAGACATCGGCGTCGGCGCTCTCACCGACTTTGCCGAGTACGTCAATGATGCTTCTATAAGTGGGGATATTGTTCCGGTAGATAGTGCTTCGCTAACCCTCCAAACCACTGGCAGGCCGGTCTTGTTGCAAGGGCAAATGTTTTTTACGAATCCAAGTGATTTAGTTGGTGTCTCAATGCAAGTAGAGTTGCGCCGGGGCGCGGAATACGCTGGCAGCACGCTGATCGATACAATGCCTACATCAATGGGTGCCGACGTAGATAACTCTGTGAACACATCTCAAGTAACCCTTCAGCGCGTAGATTGGCAGCCTGCGGGCGTTCACACCTACAAACTGTGGATCGTTACGGTATCGGGAGATACTGCGATTGCGAGTTTGAGGCGTTTCCTGGCATTGGAAATCAAAGACAAGGATCAGGCGGCTTAGATGCTCAAACGATACGTCATATACGACCCGACCACCGGAGAGATCACCGGGCGCATCACCTGCGATGAATTGCAGGCCGTCCATTATCCTACGCGCAAAGAAATTACCGCCGTGGAATTCACCGAGCGACCGGAGTTGTTCCAAAGGGTAGACGTAGCCGAGCAGGCGCTGGTCGCGCTTTCTGAGCAAGAAGCATTGGCTAAGGGCGCGGATCAGAAATTCATCGATGAGAAGATCGCGGCAGGGCTGATGACTAAGACCGAGGTCGAAGAAATATGATGAACTTGTGGACTACAACCAAGTTACTCAGTCTTGAGCTATCGTTGCGCCGGAAAATTATATTCTATGCGCCGCTGCTTTACAGCCTGGATTTCGACGGCATCGATCCGGTCTACTATACTAGGACGGGCGCGGCTAATGCCTGGTATCGGGGAGGACAGAGAACTATTGCGGCCGACGTTCCACCGTTCGAATGGACCGGCGATACGCCGGAAGGGCTGTGGTTGGGAGCGACAGCGGATTTAATTTACAGTTATGCAAACTCGCTGAGCGATGCCAACACAGTCATTTGGTTTGAGAACTCCGTCCCTAAATCTACTCCTACAAATACCAACCCGTTCGATAGTTACACGAGATGGATAGGCACGAAAGACATCCATATCAGTCACGTGGTCAAGGCTAACGCCGTCCTTGCGAATTCTGAAATCGTCTCGATTCAAACGGCATTAGCAGGTACGGGGCAGGTCATCACACCGCCTACGCTTCCACCGGCCGCGCCGCAGGTATGGTCCGGCACGTTTGTTACCGAGACTCCCGCGGGCGTGCGCAATGGCAGCAACGTGACGTTTACCTTGAGTCAGACACCGGACTTAGCCACGCTGCTGCTTTTCTGTTTTGGCATCGGCGCGTTGGAGAGAGTGGGGGCGACACCTGGAAATATGGAGTTCACGATTTCGGGGACCACGATCACCATGGGGCTTGCACCGAATACTGGATATCCGTTCCTCGCAAATTATAGGGCGGCTTGAGTTATGGGATGGGTTATCGAAAGAGTTGTGCCAGCGGCTGATGGAAACAACACTACGTTTTCCATCACTACGGCGCCGGAGCCGGGATCGCTGCTTATGTTCTTCCCGGTGACGCCCTGGGAACCCGTGTACGGCGGCACGCCAAGCGGCATGCAGTTCGGCATCGCCGGCACGACAATAACTTTTGGCATTGCGCCAGCAGCGGGCAGGACGCCGTGGTGCCGTTACTACGTCGATGTTTGAGGAAATTATGAAAAAACTTTTATTCACGCTTTTGGCATTCTATGCGCTGGCGCAAAGCGCAACGGCGCAACAGTACATCGACGAACGCATCATTCCGCCGGTCATAACAAGGGACACCGAGATCATTCCCACCGGCGAGACCAACGCGATCTGCGTCTCCAACACCGGCACCGTGGCGCCGGCCATTACGCTGTGCTCGACGCTCGCGCTCACCGGCAAGACCGTCTTGATGAAGCTGCCCGAGTACACCGTGGCGACGTTGCCGGCGAGTCATCCGTTGGCGATCGTCACCGACGGCAACAGCGCCACGGATTGCACCACCGGCACCGGCTCGACGCGCGTCATGTGTCACTGGAACGGCTCGGCATGGGCGGCGATCGGCGGCGGCGGTGGGGTCGGCGATCCCGGCAGCAACGGTATCGCTGTCAGATCGGCGCTCAATACCCTCATCGCCAGGACCATCACAGGGACAGCAGGCACCGTGACAGTGACCAATGGCGACGGCGTGGCGGGCAACCCGACACTGACAACTGGCAACAACGTGCCGCTGTTGAATGGCACCAACGTATTCACTGCAACAAACTCGTTTACCTCTAAGCTCATCGCGCCGCTCAAGGCGACGCCCGGCGACTTAGGGCTACTCACCAACGGTGAGGTGTTCATCGACGGCGAGCTGGTCAAGTACAAGTCAAACACCGGCGTAGTCTACACTCTGTTCAAGATCGGCGATCCGATCGTCAGATCGAGCAGTCATACGTCGGACCCTGGGTCATCCGACGATTCATCGGCAGGATATTTAGTCAGTGATATTTGGGTTAATACCGATACCGATGCAATCTGGATGGCCGCTGCCGTGGACGTAGGTGCCCCAATATGGATCAACGTCGGCAGCGGCGGCACTATACCGTCCTGGCAGCAAGTGATGAATATTGGCCGCATTGTCGAGGCCGATTGCAGCGATCCGGTGAAGATCGCCAAGCCGGGCGATGCAACAACTTACTGGAAATTCTGCCATGACGCTAGTGATGGTTTGCAATTCGTCCCTGTTATCGGCGGCGTGGAAAATGCCGCCAACAAGCGCGTCAAACTCTCCGATACGTTTGACTGGTGTGTGCTCGATAACGACGATGTTTGTATTTTCAAATTGACCGAGGCCGGGGTGTTCTCGGGCTCGGCGATAAAGAAGACCGTCGAAGTCGTGCCGTTCGATTTCACCACCGATGTTGCCACCGGCGATGGCAAATTTTATTTCAGGGTGCCGACAACCCTCGACGGTTACTCTTTGAGCGGCGTTCAAGTCAACGTCGTCACGGCCGGCACCACAAACGCCACCACCGTTGGAATAGATCGGTGCGCGGCCACCACGAGCGGAAATCTCTGTAGCGGTACAGTCACGGATATGCTCGCCACAGTGTTCTCGGTGGACTCCGGCGAAAACAGCAGTAGCAATGCTGCTACGCCTGGCGCTCTCAGCGCTACACCAGCGAATCTAGTCGTCACCGCTGGGCAGATCGTCCGGGTCAACGTCGATGCTGTCACCACGACGGCGCCCAAAGGGCTCCTCGTAACCATGGATTTCACCGCGCCATGAAAACACCAATAAAAATACTCGCTGTTCTGCTTGCGCTTTTAATAGCTGCGCCAGTCCATGCGTTCCGCTTCGAGGTCGGCATGTTTTCCGGCAATGGCGCTGACGACAGAAACATTTCCACCGCCGCGTCGTTTGCTATCTCCGCCATCATCATAAAGTGCAACGGTGCAACGCACGCGACGATGAAAACGTCGTCCCTAGCGGGTGACGGCGCCGACGATCTAGGCGGCGGTGGCGGCATCACCACCAACAAGATTCAGTCCCTCGGCACCGGGACATTCCAAGTCGGAGGGAGTGCAACAACCAATGTCAGCGGCACCGACAACTGTTTTTATGTCGCTTGGGGCGCCGATGCCAACAACGATCTGGCAGTCGGAACGTATGTTGGTGACAGTAATGATCTTAGGGGTATTGTCATCAGCCCGGCGTTTCAGCCCGGCGCGGTATTCATTGCCGGAGAAGCCGACGACTCGAATACTTGGCGTTTGAGTGCGATGGCGGGGGATGCGTCTTTATTGTTTACGGCGGCTGGCGTAGTGACCAATCATATTCAGGCGTTCAACGCCGACGGCTTCGAGGTTGGAACCACTGTCCGTGTCAATGACGGCACGGGCGGAACAGTGGACTACTATCCACTAGCCATCAAGGACGTTACCAATTACGCAACATCGGGCACTTACACCGCCGGTGGATCGCCGTCCGATGGACTAGAGATTACCGTAGGCTTTCAGCCCGATCTCGTTATCGTCAAAAGCGACACCAACGCCGGAGTCGGCATCTTTCGCACTTCCGCCATGACCGGCGACTTCGCCTGTCCTATGACCAACGTGGCGTGCAACACGGACTTTATCCAGAGCTTCACGGCCACCGGCTTCACGATAGGCTTAAACGCCAACGTGCAAAGCGCAGGCGTCAAATACTGGTGGTACGCAATCAAAACTCCGGTG